CTCTTCTAAAAGGGGTACTTTATTGTTATTTAGGATTCTCAAAAAGTAATCTTTGGTTTTTAGGTATCTTTTTATTAAGTTTTATGTCAAGACCTGTAGAATAATTTTCTAATTCACTTCCTGTAAATACCTTATTATCTACTTTAATAAAGGCATTTAACATAATATAATCTTTTGCCGCTCTTTCATAATCTCTAATAACCGACAATAAATAATCATTACCTTCATATTTTCCTGCTATCATTCTATTTCTAGCATAATAAGTATTATATACTGAATTAGGATTTTCTAATTCATATTGAAATCTTTCATTTAAAGTCATTCCATCGTACAATTTAATATGAGCTTTTACTTCCTGTAAAGCCTCATACATTGTAGCACCTTCGTGAAATGTTAAAGTCTTTTTATTTTTTCCTATAGGATAGTGTAGAGATACTTTTTTATTATATATTTCTTTTACCTGTACTAACTCAATCTCTTTCATATTAAGTCTTTTTCCTAAACCTACATCAAAAGTAAATGCAGGTCTTTGCCACGCAATAGAAGAACCTTGTAAAATATTTAAAGCTCTAGCTGAAAGAGTAATTTTATTTCCTTTACTATCTACCATTTTTGAACTCCAATGAGCTGTTGTTGGAAAAGTATCTTGTAAATCACCTAATATTAATCCTTTAGGTTTAGGATAAAAATTTCCTAATGGGTCTCTTTTTCTTGATAATGAATTACCATAATTTAATATAGAATATTTATTACCCATTTGTTCATTAATCCAACCTAACAGTGCATAAGGAGTAGAAGTTTTCATATGGTCAGTCCAAGTCATTATTTGAGCTTCACCTTCAGCAATTACTTTATTAGTCCATCTCCAAAATGTTGCTACTGGTATTTGTTTAGAACTTAATTTTCCTGAATAAGTTGCTAATTTATTTAAAGCCTCATTTGTTTCACCTTCTTTTGCATCAGTTTGCATTATAATTCCCATTGTATCAAAAAAATCTCGTGTCATTAATTGACTTGAAAATATATTAGACCATACTAAAAATCCTGTACTTGCCATATGTGTAAAGAAATCTGTTACCATAGATTGTTCTACACTATGTTTTGGGTCACTCCACATATCAGCAAACTCTTCTGTTTGTTCTTGAATGATAGCTGTAATCATAAATGGAATTGTTAAGGGAAACAATCTCATCATACTAACGTGCCTTTGATTTCCTTCATCATCAGTAAGAACAAAAGCTAATCTTTTTTTAGGGTCTTTATCTCTAACACCTGTCAGTCTACCATTCATAGCCATATATGTTGCTATACCAAATGTTGTTGCTCCTAATGCTTTTATTCCATTAGCTTTACTTCTAACTATAGGGTCAGACGCAGTTGTCATTGCTCTAAATTCCATATTTAATTTATTTAGAAAAGGAGTCATTTTCCAACCATCTTTAAATAAAGTAATTGGAGTTTTAAGAAAGTGCAAACCTGTTAATACTCTTACAAGAGGATATTTATTAGCATTTGACATTAACCATTGACCCATATTTGCCACACTTTGTTGTTGGTTAGGATAAAACTGGTTAGCATCAAGAGCTTCATTTCTTAATGCTCCTGTAAATGTGCTAACTCTAGCTCTGTAAGTTGGGTCATTAGCTACAGACTTAGTTAGCATATCTAAATCTAAAATTTCTTTTTCATTAAATGTTCTTGTTTGTCTAAAATTACCAAATTCATCTTCATACTGCATATATAATTCTTGAAATTTCTTTTCAAAAGAATTTAATTCTACATTTTGTTTTTCTAATTTTAATAATTCTTTATTTAATTTAGCTAATAATTTTTCATTAGGAACATCTTTAGCATTTTCCCATCTTATATTTTGTTTTACATCTCTTATGTTTTCTTCTTGTCTAACAGCTTTTAATTTATTCCATTTAGTTCTTTTTTTCCATAATTCAGGATATGATGCTCTAATTCTTTGATTAACTGCCGCTACTCTAGCCGCTCTTTGAAAAACATTTTTCATAAAAGCGTCACCTGATTGTAGTCCTCTTAAAGTAGTATAAACTAATTTAGCCAATGGTGTTAAAACTTTGGCAGATGTTTGTTTAAATGTGCTATCAGTTTCTTTTAGTTGTTTTAACCAAGTTTCCATACTATGAAGTTTAGTACCATCTAATCTGTGTTCTAAAATATCACCAATATTTTGTTTTGTTTTCCAAGCAAGTTTAGCTTTTTTAAAACCCATATTAAATACTCTAAATTGAGCTGTCATTAAATCAGTTGCCATTTGTAATTGATTCCAACCCTGTCTAAAATTACCACTTCCCATACTTATAATACCTGAAAAATAATCTTCAGCCCAACCCATTTGGTATCTAATTCCAGCCGATAAAATGTTTACTTCGTGTGTTGTTAAATCACCTAATAAATTAGCAGTAGAATATTCATTCCAAGCATCAAAGAAAGTAACTTTTTTATCTTTCATTTTTCTATTAACACCATTAATCATTTTTCTCATCGCAAAATCATTCATTCCACCTGCAACTTCAGCTAAAGACTTTAACGCATTTAATTGTTTATTAAGAGGGAGTTTTTGGATTTGTTCAATAAGAAAAGGTAAACCATCATTAATAGCATTATCTGTATCAATTCGTAATCTATCTGCATCAGATAACTCAGACATTAATTTTTGTTGATTTAGTGCATCAGATACACCTTCTATGTTTTTGATATGTGAGTTAGTTAATACCATTTTTTGTTTAATGGTACTTACTAATTTATTTGTTATTGTAAGTTTTTCTTTTGGAGTTACTGCTTCGTCAGCTAGTAATCTTAATTGTCTAATTTTATGTCCTACTGCTAGTATATTATGTCTACTTGCAAATATAGTTTTAGCTAAATGAGGAGCAACTCTATTTACTAATAATAATTCTTCAGCAAATTTCTTTTGATTATTCCATAAATCTAAACCTGATTTTTTAATAGTTTCTAATAATCCTTTTCTTTCTGTTCTTCTAAGAGAACCTTCTTTATCTAATTTTTCAACTATTTTTTCAAGTTCATTTCTTAAATTAACATCTTTAACTTTACTTACATTAATAAAAGGAGTTCTTCTAGTAAGCTCTTCAACTTTTTTATTAATTGTTGGAGTTTCATCAGGTTTTGGTTTTACCTTAACTTCATCAGGAGCTTTTAAATTTGGTTTTTTCTTTCTACTAATAGAAGTTAATTCATCTACTTTAAATAATTTAGTTTTTTGTGCACCATCTTTAGAAACAAATAAAACTTTAGCTTCATCACCATTAATAGACAACACTGTTCCAATGTTGCCTCTGTCAGGAGATTTAACTTTTGTTCCTACATCAACTGGTTCATATTCTTTTACTTTTCCAGTTTTTCCTGAATAAGATTTATTTTTCTTACTAGCCGCATTACCAAAATCTCTTGTAGTGTCTCCTAAGAAACCATTACCTTTATCATAAAATCTTCCTGCTATTCCTTTAGTTCCCCAATAACCCATACCTGCACCAACAGTACCTTGAGCCACACCACTTCCTAGTGTTGCTATTAAAGAACGAGTAACATTATAGTCAGTCATCATATTAGCGTCAATCTCAGCCGTTTGTCTAGCTAAATCAGCACTACCACCAATAACCATTCCTGCCGCAACTTCTTTTGCACCAATACTTAAAGCCGCTTTCTTTTGTGCTTCTTTTATAAAAGCTGTTTTAGCAACTGTAGTTGCAGTCTTAGCGGCTGTTGTAGCCACTACTTTTCCTGCACCTAAAGTATATAAATTTACGGGGTCTGCTATAAGAGCAGGAACAAAATCTTTAGCCCATCTCCAAAAAGGAATTGCACCTCTTCCCCAATAAGGAAGGTCAGCATATAATTGAGTTATTTCAGCCCAATCACCTTTATATTCAGTATTTTTAGAAAGAACATTTTTTACGTCTAATCCAATACCAACAGTATTCCATTCACTCCAAATTCTATCAGAATAAAATTTATGTATTAATTCTTGTTTACCCATATTGTTTACTTCAGGGTCGTGATAATTATAAAATCTTTTAAGTTTTATTTCAAAATCATCAGACATTAATTTATCAAGAGCCATTTTTTGTTTTTCGGCTTTCTTCATAGCGTCATACTTACGCTTCTGTTCATCACTTCGTCTAGTTAAAAAATCAGGATTATACATATCGTCAATATTAGGAACAGTAACAGTGTTTTTTTGTTTCGTACCTGTAAAACTAACATTTGAGTTATATATTGGTTTATCTATTGGCATATTTTATTATTTATTTCCTAATGTTTTATTTATCATTTTACTAAAATCTTCTGAAGACATATTAAAGATTTGAGCTAAGGCTGTTATAGATTCAGGTTTAAATTGTTGAATACTAAATAATAATCCTTGAGTTGCTTCTCTACCTAAAATAGTTTCTAATCCTTGTTTAAAAGCTACATTTTTAGCTTCTGTACTTTGTGTTTTTTCATTATCCCAAGTAAAAAGTTTATTTTCTACAATACTTGGTAAATCAATATTATCTGTAAATGCTCCTATAGTATCAGAAAGAGTTAAAAGTTGTTCACTATAATCTGTTGTTTCTAACTTTAATCCTTCCATTATATCTGTAATAATTTTTTCACCAAATTTAGGATTTTGTTGTATTAAAGATTGAAAACCTGCACTATTGATTAATTCCTTATATGCTTGAGAATTTCCAATAACATCAGTAATAGACATTAAATCTCTATCTGCTTCTATTTGATATTTTTGTATTTCAGAAATATTATCAGTAGGATTTGTAACTTTCATTTGTTCAACTACATCTTCAACAACAGCTTTATAATATTCTGTTGGGACAGCTTCTAAATCAAATCCTGCTTCTTCTTCTAATTCCATAAGATTTTTAAATGAAGTTAGCCAAGCCTCATTATCATATGTTTTTAATTTTTCTTCATACTTATCATTAATCCATTTTTCTTTTTTCTCAAACCAATCCATTTGGTCTTTAGGATTTGCAGTTTTATCAGGTCTTTGATTTTTCTTAGTCCAATCTATATATTCTGCACGAATATCTTGTTCTACTCTATCTGCTATCATTTGTGTTATTTTACCATCATCATATTTAGCAAGAGAAGGTATTTTACTTTTCAAGATAACTGCTAACTTTTTATTAAGATTACTTACATCTTCATCTTTATAAGGGTTACTCCAACCATTTGCAGAAAATTTCTCAGCACTAATTTGGTCTTTTAATATAGATAATATAGTAGGTTCAGTCGCATTATACTTTTTAAGTTCTTCTAGTAAGCCGTCTTTATGATTCCAATTACCTCTTAAAACTTCTTCTTGTAATGATAAAATTTCACCACTTTGTTCTTCAACTTTACCTTTAGCAGAAATCACAGCATTATAAGTTGTAAATAAATCTCCGTGCTTTTCTTTCATTACAGCAAGTAATTCTTTTTTTCTTGCTTCATCATCAGTAGCAATTAATTCTACTATTAAATCTCTTCTTTCACTTACATATTCTCTTTCAATTTTTTGATAACTTTGACTTTCTAAACTTACCATTTTACTTTCAATACTACCTAGTAAATCTACAGTTTCTTTTTTACCAATTTTAAATAAAGAATCTAATTCGTTACCTTTTGTATCAAGTCTTTTATCATAGATAATAGATTTAGCAATTTCTAATTCTTCTTGTGTTTCAGCATCACGAAATAATTTATAAGCATAATCATACATAGCACTATTAGCTGTTTCTTTACTTATAAAAGTATTTTCTTTATATCCTTCTACTTTAGGAAGTGCTCCAATATATGAATTAATAATTGCCCACAAGTCTACACCTTTAATTTTATTTCCTGCCGCCTTTTCTGTAATAAGGTGTGCATCTATAACTTTGTGTATACCTTCTATTTTTTTACTTTCCCTATATGCACCTCTTTGTTCAGCATCTTTAATTAATTCTGTAGCTTTATATTTATTAAATATAGTTGCAAATCCTGTAGTCCACGCTGAACTTTTGTCTGTAAATTTAGGAAGATGTCCCTTCCAAAATGTTTCAATACTTATACCATCTTCTATACTGTAATCTCCCGCTTCCTTTGCTTCACTAATCTTTTTAATAACTTCCCCTGCTTCAAATGTTCCTGCATATCCATCAACAACGGCTTTAGTATATTTATCTTCTAAATCAGGGTGTTTACCATTAATAATTTCTTTAGATATTTCGTCAGCCGTTTTACCTGACGCATAAAGACCTTGTACTTTTATAGCGGCATCATCTTGTGCTTTATCTAAAGAAGCTGTAGTATATTTTTCAAAAGCAGGATTAAAGTCTTGTTTAAGAGCATTAACAATTTGTCCTAATTCTGTAACTGTATTGCTTTTAGGAGCTCCTTTAAATGTTGCTCCCATATACTTGTTAGTTATTTGTGATTTATATGCCATATTATGTCCATTCACCTTTTCGTTTTAAATCTTCAGTTCTATAGTTCACTCCTGCCGATGCAATTTGTAATCCTGTCCCTAATAAACTAGGTTGAGTAGGAGATTGTAGACTACTATATCCTTTAACCATATGAGCGTATGCTTCATTCTCTTGATTTTGTAACATAACCATATCTTTATTATATTGAAAACCAATATAATTATAATCTAAATCTGATGCACCTGCAATATCTTGCATTACTCTAAATGGATTTCCAAATCCTGCGTTCATAGCGGTAGCCATATCTTTAGCTTTTAATTGTGTAATTCTAAATTCTTCTACAGCTTTTTCTCTACTAGCATTTCCTGATTCATTATCAATTTTAGCTAAATCGTTTAAATATGATTCATTATAATGACCCATAGCCACTTGATTATCAATAGTTTTTTGTTGAGCCTGAGCTTTTTTATCTTGATAATCTAAAACTGCTGTACCTACTTGTAATGCCGCTTGGGCAATCATCATTTCAGTTGAGCCACACATATTATTTATTTGTTTCCTTTATCATTAGTAAAAAAGGTAGTTTTCCTACCCCATATTGTTTAATTTCATTTTTAGGTTCAAAGCCTAAAAACTGTAGCCATTTTAATGACTTCCAATTTCGTCTATCAACCCAGTTATATATATAAGTATATCCTTTACTCATCTTAGCTACCCAGTAAGGACATTCTTTTATAAATTGTTTAGTATGTTTAAATAAGTCTTCACTTGATAATAACCAAGCTATTCCATATTCAAGGTCTTTTGTTGGAGTAACCCCAAACATACCTATAACTCCTTCATTGGCTGTGCCAATAATTGTATAATTTCTACTTCCATCACAAGTAAAAGGTACTACTAAAGATTCTAACGGAGTTGTTCCGTGAGAGGCTTTTACTTCTTCCCTATCTGCTATACGCATTTTAGGTGCTAATTCCAATGCGTCAGCTAATACTGCGGGACGTACATAGTTTTCTTTTTTCATTATATCCTTGTTGCTCTGTTATGATAATAACCTTCTACTTCAGCACTTGCCACATACATTGGTAAGTGAGAACTAGATGTAATGTCAAAAGTAAAATCGGTATTTCTACATTGTACTGGTACTTTAATTGTTCCTGAGTGTAACGCAGGAGCACCAATAACGCTTCCTGAAGTTCCAAGAACATATCCGTTCATTACAGTTGTAGATTTACTTCTATTATCAGGTGTTACTTCTGCTGTGAAGAATCCTGAATTTTCGTAAGTTAATGCTATATTTCTAACTTGATAACGACCTGTAGTTATTGCTAAAAGTCCTGTTCCAGTATTTTCTCTAACATATTGTGTAGATAAAGAATACTTAGATTCAAAAGGTGTTCCTATAAATAAATTAGTATGATTACCTACTAAAGTATATGTAGAACCACTTGTATTTGTTAAAGCATAATCTGTTCCATCAGTTTTATCAACTGCCATTAATCCTGTTTTTACTCCATACGGAGAAGTTAAAGTTGTTAAACCAGTGCCACTTGAATATGTACCTGTTACTGATACTCTTTTATCAAGATATACACCAAAACCTAATGTAGCATCTTTTAAATTTCTTAAATCTATTTTAAATAATTTTGTTGTCTTTCCTTCAGCAGTAAATAAATAAATATTACTTTCTATTGAAAAACCACCTAATATTTTAACACCTGTAAATTCAAATTTAGACCAAGCTGTTTGTACTTTTTTACCACCATCAAAGAAATATTTGTATATATACATTGTGTCAGCATTAGTTGCAGTTACATTTGAACCTGTTGAATAAGGAGCAACTTGTGCATCTGCTGTGTCAGAACATAAAATTGCTAGACAATCTTCAACTGTATTACTAATAATTTGATAACAATTAGTTGGTATTAAACTTTGTACTGAAACAGAAATATCTAAACCATCATTAGTTAATGTGTCATCATCAGAATAATATTCTCTTATTGCTGTGTTGTTTGTTCTAGCTTGAGCAAAGTATGCAAACTTTCCTGCCGCTACTGGTCTTACTGAATCATCGTGTTCAAAACTTGATACTTCATTTAAGATAGCAGTAGTTGGACTTATAGTATCTCCTGCGTGGTCAAGTTTATATTGAGCTGTATCAGAAAATAATAATAATGTTTCATTAAAACCAACTGAGTTTTTTAATGTATTAACTTGTGTACCTGAAGCCGCTATATCAATAGGGTCAGTATCTAAAACTTGTGTAACTGTTGTAGCATAGAAGTTAAAATAACTTGCATTTTCTGCTAAAATTAAATTCTCTCCTGATAAAATTCCTAATCTATTTTTGTAGTATGTTAAATTTTGTATTGTTTTACCAACAAAAGAAGGGTCAGGATTAGTGTCTGTGGCATCACCACAAGTTCTATCACTCCACCCTAATTTTTGAAATGTAAATGTACCATTATTATTATTAATTAAAGCGTGAGGCATTGTAGTATCTGTTAAACCTAAACTTGTAGCAGGTGCAATAGTTTCTGTCCACACACCTGTTCCATCAAATTTAACAAAGTAATCTGAAAGAGTATCTCCTTCATCACCTGTTACTTTAATAATAGTTCCTACTTTTCCATAGTAAGGTAATTTTGTAAAATCTTGTATTGTATCTCTAATCCCATACATTGCTGTATTACCTGAACCATCAGATGTACTTAATGTATAAGTTTTGGCTTGGTTAGTAATTTTTCCATAAATAACAGAATCAAATTGTTCAAAAGAAAAATAACTTGTTATATCAGAAAAGTTTGCTAAACCTGATGTTGAAGATAATGTTGCTCCTGTATCTGTTCTTATTGTTTTAAAACCAATTCCGTTTGCACTTGAATCATAATGGGTACTTGAAGTACCAAACATTAATATATCTGTTATTTTATTTGTATCTCTATATTTACTATCTGTTGCCGCATCATTTCCTGTAGGTACTTGAAATATAACTTCTATTTCATAAGCCCAATCTTCGTGTTTTAAAGCTACTTTATATTCTCTACCATAATTAGTTGACTTACAGTAAACGTGAAATTCCTCTATTTTTGCCGCAGTTGTTGTACTATCAGCAGTTGGTATAATTGATTTATTTACAATAAAAGTATAATCAGCAATATTAACCATACGAAAATCGGCTTTAGGATTAGTAGAATTAAGGTAAGTATTTCCATCAGGATAACTAACAGTTTTTTCATTACCTGCTAAATCATAAACTTTAACTCCATTATCATAAAAAGCACAAATGTATCTATTAGATTCATCTCTTTGTATATTCCATATTTTAGCTGTGTTTGGAAATACATTTGTAGCATCTAGTGTAGCTACATATTCTAAAGATGGTCTCTTTGATAACCCGTCTACAATGTTATTTTGGCAATTAACTTGGTCTTTGCCTTGATTAATTCCACGTTGTGAAGGGGTTTGTTGAGACATACCATTTAGAAAATTTGGTATTGATTGTGAAACAACTCCCATTAATAAGTCCTTCTAATAGTCCTATTTATTATTGAATAAGTGTTTGTATCACCTTCCAATATATTTGCATCAGCACTTCTGCTATCAGCTTGTCTAAAAGCGGCTAATGCTTCTTGTTCATCATTACCTGCTAATTCAGTTAAACCCTTGTCACCAATATATCTTGAAGCAAAACGTCTCGCTGATTTAGCGGCTATGTATTGCCTTGCGTATTCAGGGAGTTGTTCAAATTGTTGGACTAAAACTAAGTCCACTGTAGGTAGGGTTGTTGATGTGCCAAATACATCTGTATGATTATCCATATCGTATAGAAAACCATTACGAATAACTAAGTTTCTATCTCGGTATTGTGCAGATGCGTCTGCTTGAACGCAGTTAGATGGTAAAGGTACTTTATTGTCTGTGTCTCTTGTTAAAGTATATTTATAATGAGAATTAAAATTCCACCCCATTGATTGAACTGACATTGAAGTTTCATCTAAAATATTTTTAGCTACAGATACATCAGTAGTAACTGTTCCTGTTATACCATTAACGGGAGCTTCCCCGATAACCGATAACATTAGATTAACTGCTTGTAGTTCAGTCGTTGGTGTGATTTGAGTTGCCATTATTTTATACTATTATTGCTATTAATAAAATAACTGTAAAAGCAATACTAACTTTTTTATGTTCATTCCAAAAATGTTTCACTTCAAAAGCTATTTCTGTTATTTTGTTCATAATTGTTTATATCCTCTATGTTAATTAAAAGTAGAAAAGGGGGAAATTAATCCCCCTAATCTATAAGTTACTAAAGAAACTATTACGCTTCTTTAATTCCTACAGCCGCTTCAGGTCTAAGGACTCCGTGTCCCATAGCATACTTAGCAACCATTAATGTTCCTTGTCTTCTGATGTCATATTCTGACTCAACAGCCAAGTCCATAAGTTTAACAGTACCAACAGCACTAGGGTGTGATACAAGACCTTCATAGTTTGTCAGGTTAACAGATTGAGGCGTTCCGCCTGTAGCTGTTTGTCCTGCATCTACGTCTGAAGTTCCTACATCATCTTTCACAAAATGAGGCATAGATACTAATTCAATACCTGCAATTTTTGTTACTTTACCTTCTGCGATTGAGCCTCTACCACTAAAGTCTACGTTAATAGCATTAGTTGCATTAGCTAACTTGTAGTACATTTCAGGTGTTAGAAAACATTTTCTACCTTCTGAAGGAACGTAGTTGTTATCTAAGTTTTTAGCACAGTCAAATAATGCTGTGATAAACCCATTAGCACTTGTAGCCGCAGTCGCATTTGCGATGTCAGTATTTGTCACAGTTGAACCTGCCGCATATCCTGAATCAGATACGTTAGCCGCCGCTTGTGACGCTAAACCAATAGTTTGTAAAACGTGCTTATCTTTAACGAAAGCTAAAGCTCTGCCAATTTCAGCAGAGTACGCACTTCTTACGTCCCAGTGGTTTTTTGCTTCTTCAATGTTTGATAAAAACACTGAAGATGTTAAAAGGTCATTAATTGTAATAACCTTTTCGTTGTGTTTCACATCAGAACCAGTAATTTCTGCTCCTGCTGTATGGTACGCCGCATCAATTCTGCCCATTACTGGGAAGGTTGCTGACTTACCATTTGAGATAGAACGAACCATCTCTTGTCCGCCTGTTTTTGAAGCTCTGTCAAAAGAAGTAAGAACTTCTCCTGCAAAAACTTTTAAAAACAATGCGTCTTCTGCTCCTGCGGCGTTTACACGTCCTACAGAAACGGGTGTTGCATTTGCCATAATATATTCTCCTTTATTGAATTTATGGTTAGTTAATAAAAGCCTTGTATTTTCAGCTTCTTATACTAAATTGTCTTCCCGCAGGAAGGTCAAGTTAATCTACTTATTTACTTGGCAGTTGCCACGCATAAGCGTTGCACAACTATTTTTATTTTTTTTTCTTTTTACCTTTTTTCTTTTTTAGTTTTTTAAGATAATTTTTATCTTTTTTCTTTTTCTTTTTTTTAGCCATATTGTCCTCTATTATATTTTACTATTAGCTAGTTTATTTTTTACTTCAGTTTGATAAGCAGGGTCTTTAGCATATCTAGGGTCAGCCATAGCTTGTGTTACTTGAGCCCAAGATGCAAAACCTTGTTCACCACTAGGAGAAGATTTACCTTCTACTAATTTAGGTTCACTACCAGTAGACTGTGCATATCTTGCTTTAAGACCTACAACTGCTAACTTAACAGCTTCTAAATCTTTACTGTTTACTGCTGTATTATAAGCCTGTTTCTCCGTTTCAGATAAATTACTACTAGCCCATTCAGACATAGCATCATATGACTCTGTACCACCAACTAAGTTTTTAACTGTTGATGATTGTTGGTCAGCTATTGCTTGTTGTCCTGCAATAAATCTGTCTACGTATTCTTTTGGTATTCCTGCTTTTTCTAATGATGCGTATGAACCATCAGCAAGTTTACCATCTTTAGCAAACTCTTCAGAAAGAGTTTCCATATTTAAACCTGCTTTATCTACAGCCTTTGTAGCAATATCTAAATCAGATTTAGGTTGTTCTGCTTTTATTTCTTCTTTTACTTCAGTCTTTGAAACTGGGTCTACTGCTTCGTTAGTAGGTTGAGATTGCTCACCAAGTTTTTTCTCTAACTCTGAATATGATTTGACTAAATCATCAACTGAGTTGAATTTTTCAGGCAAACCTTCAGGTTTACTTTGTGTAGGCTTCGTCTCTTCCACTGGTTTATCAGTAGTAGTTTCAGGACTTTTTATTTCCACTTGTTCTACCATAAATTTTTTCTCCTAATTATTGTGGTTTTGTTATATTACCTGCAACTGCGGGAACAGCTTTTTCTGCCATTTGCATCATCTGCTGTTGTTGTTGTTGCTGTTGCATTGCTTCTTGTTCAGCCGCCATTTGCTCTTGAGTTTTAATTAAACCTTCCATCTCTATACCTAAACTGGTAGCGATACGTTTAATTAAATCATCAGAATTTAACGATTGAACTACTTGTGGATTAACCTGAGCTAAATTAACTATCTCAGCCACAAATTCTCTTAATTTTTGTAAATCATTTCCTCTACCTAATGCTTCAATACCTGTGATAATTGTAGGTGTAACTGCATTTTTAGGTAAAGGTGGTATTTCTTTTGATTCCTGCATACGTTTCATTAGTATTTTAACTAATGGAAGTTGAAACTCTTGTGATAATAATGAGTATATTCCACCCATAGCTGTTTCTAATTGTTCAGCCATATATCTAATTTCTTGAGCTGTAACTCTTTCAGCATCTCTTTGTATTGCGGTATGTAACAAGAAAGCATAAGACATTCTTTCTTCTAATTTAGCAATACTTCTTTCAACTACTTGTAAATCATATTGTTTTTGTGCTTGTAATACAGAGACATCTTCTTCTGAACCAGTAATAATATCACCATTTCTAGTTAAAGCTAAATCTCTTTTCTTTGTTACAGAATTAGGTTTAACCATAAATACTATTTTAGAAGAAGCCGCCGCACTTTCAACAAGTGATTGAGATAATCCTTCTAATGATTTTAAGTCTCCTAAAAATTCTTCAACATATCCTCTACCATAATCTTCACCATCAACTCTAACCATTCTTAAAGCAGAATAAGGAAGTTGGTCTTTAGGAAAAGTGCCTACTGATTCAGGTATTTTAATACCATTAACTTCTTGACAAATATAAAATTTATCATCTTCTAATTTATAAACGTGTGTATATAATTCTATATCTTCATCTTTTTTATAATCAGGGTCTTTGACTACTTGTTCCATTACTTCAAGCGGTAAACTTAATGGACTAATATTTTCTTTAATAACTATTTCTAATATATTTCCTGAAGCGTCTCTATTACATACATAATGAGTAATAGGAAATACTCTCATTGTTCCTTTTTTAGGAAGATAAGTTAATACATTTCCTGATACTATTAAATGTTTTAATGCTTCAAATACACTAACTCTTAAAGCTAATTGTTCAATCTTTTTAGAAACTTCTCTTTCAATATTTGCTAAAGATTTTTCTATTTCAGTTTTTAATTCTTTGTTTTGTTCAAGTTCTTCTTTTGTTTTGCCACTTACTGATAATCTAAAAAAAGGGGAATTGGGTGGTAGTAATAAAAGAAGTAGCTTAGACGCTAAATTGTTTACGCCTCTAGCTCCTACCGATTGGAAGGGGTTGTATAATTTTGCTGATGAATTAAATCCATCTACAGGTATTAAAGAAGAGATTGTTAATTCGCTACATTCTTGAGCTCTGTCTACAAATTTTTCTCTTTTCTCTTTTAATTTTGTATATCGTTCTTTAGCTGTAGGTGTTACTTGTATTGTTTCGTTGCTCTTTTTAATAGCCATTTATATCCTTATTATGAATACGATACGCCTGAACTTGAACCTGCTGTTGCAGTATTCATTCCAGTTTGTAAAGCTGATGTACCTGACTTAGATGCTTTTTTAACTTTCTTTTTAACATCTTTATCAGCAGTAATTAATTCAATAGGCTTTTCTGCTACTTCTTCCATTCTTGAAGCAACCATAGCAGGTGCTCTTTGAATAGGAGCAGATGGTGCTTTCGGTGCTGACATACACATAGTTATTTATCTATCCTCTCTTTTAGTGTGTTAATAAATCTTATTACATTTCTCTGTCCTGCTTTAAAATAGATAGTTTTAGTATCATCTTTTAACTCAGGAGATTTTTCAGGAAATAATTTATTTAAAAGTTTTACTAAATCGTCTGACTTTAAAGGTAAAACTAAATCTTCATCATTGTTATTTGCCATATAATTCTTCTAAAAAGGGCACTTTAGTTCCATAGCTTACCCGTGATAGTTCCTTTATTGTATTCCGTTGCTCTATTCTCAAAGAAATTAGCGTGTTCTACGCCATTTAATACCCAATCTAACCAACCTAAAGGGTTATCTTTAACACCATAATTAGGTTTTAATGATAGCTGAAGCAGTCTTCTGTCTGCTATATATCTTATATATTTCTTAACTTCATCAGGGTTTAATCCTCTAATACCACCCATTTCAAATGCTAAATCTATAAATTTATCTTCTAATTCTACCATATCTCTAGCTGTTTGATAGATAGTTTTTTTAAATTTATCAGTCCATACTTTAGGATTTTCTTTAATTAATGTTTTAAATAATTTAATCATACTTTCAACGTGGTGTGTTTCATCTCTAATACTCCAAGTTACTATCTGACACATACCCTTCATTCTTCCATATCTTTGAAAGTTAAGAAGCATAACAAAGGAAGCAAATAATTGTAGTCCTTCACCAAACGCAGAGAAACAAGCGATGTCTCTAAGGAAACCTTCAATGCCTTTACCTTTATCTTTAAATAAATAAAGATGTTTGTTAGACATTTCTTTATATTCTTGGAAGGCTTTGAAATCTAATAAATCAGATTCACCTATAGTATCATTAAGTAATGAATAAGCGTGAGCGTGATTAGCTTCTGATGTAGCAAAAGAAGACAACATCATTCTAACTTCAGGTGATTTAAACTTAGGAATATAACTATCTAAATATGCTTTAGCTATATCAACATCACCTTGAGTAAAGAATTTTAAGATTTGATTAATTAAATTTTTTTCTTCTTTAGAAAGTCTTTCATTCCAATCTCTTATATCTTCGTGTAATGGTACTTCACTAGGAAGCCAGTGCATTTTTTGCATAGTATCATACGCATTAAAAGCCCAGTCGTAATCAAATGGCTTGTAAAAATTTCTTTCTTTAAATAAACTCATCGTGTTAATAATTCAATCCCTTCTATAATAACAATCGCTAATAATTCTAACGCTAAAATTGTGTGGTATACAGTCCACAATACTGTCTGCTTATCTTTGTTTACATAAATTACTTTCTTTTTATCTGTGTATTCTACTTGTATTACATCAGGTGTTTTACTATTATTTTCTATCATTATTCACACGCTAAACAATCTGCATCAGGAAGAATCTCTCTTTTAATTTTCTGTGATACTAATTCTGCTCTTTTAATTGCTTCAGAACGACAGTAATAAAGAGTTTTTAATTTACGTTTCCAAGCTATCATATGTATATCGTGTAATTCTTTTATATCAACATCAGCAGGAACAAACACATTAACACTCTGAGCTTGACAAATAAACTCTTGTCTATCTGCGGCGTGTTCTATTATCCACTGTTGATTTATTTCAATAGCAGTTTTAAAAATATCTTTTTCATAATCTGACAACTCTTTAAGATGCAAGACCGAGCCTCTTTGAGAGACAATGGACGACCATATATTATCATTATTTATTCCCTTCTTTTCTAATAGTTTTTCTAAAAATTTATTCTTAACTAAAAATGAACCTGACATTGTTTTTTGAACATACGCATTAGCTCTATAAGGTTCTATTGATGGTGAAGTAGTACCACAAATAATTGAAGATGATGCGTTAGGTGCAATAGCTAACAGATGAGAATTACGCATACCTGTTCCTTCCATATCAGGAGCTTCTCCTCTTTTAATTGCTAACCTTTGAGATTCAGCTACAGCTTCTTCTTTTATTTTTTTAAATATTTGTAAGTTTTTTGATTTAGCTAACGCAGATTCAAACGGAATATTTTGTGATTGTAAATAAGCGTGAAAACCCATAGTACCTAAACCAATACTTCTCTCATTGTTAGCACTAAATCTAGCTTTAAATAATTCATCAGGTGCGTAGTCAATAAAGTATTGTAGTACGTTGTCTAAAAAGCGAATCATATCAGGAATAAATAAACTATCTTTTTTCCATTCTTCATATTTTTCTAAGTTAAGGGAAGATAAACAACAAACGGCAGTTCGTGTTTCATTAGTAGGTAGGGTTATTTCAGTACAAAGATTAGAGTGCTTGACACTTAATCCTAAATCTTTTTGTGTTTGTGGTAGTCCTTCATTTATAGTATCTGTAAAGCAGACATAAGGCTCACCTGTTGCTACACGATTCTCTAAAATTTTTTGCCACAAATCTCGTGCAGATATTGTTCTTACTTTTAATTTTGTATGTGGGTCTATTAAATCCCAACTGTCATCATAAGTAGGTTCTTTAATACATTTATCTATAAGCTCCATAAAAGTATTAGGAATATTTACTCCGTGATGTAGGTTTAAACATTTTCTATGTATGTCACCACCACTAGGTTTTCTTATATCTAAAAATTCTAATATTTCAGGGTGTGTTATATCCATATAAGCGGCATAACTTCCTCTTCTAGTTTTACCTTGTGAGAAAGCTAACATTTCTGAATCTACAACGTGCATAAAAGGGACAACACCTGAAGATTGAGAACCACCTGAAGTTGATGTACCATCAGACCTAACATCTCCCCAATATCCTGCAATACCACCACCAACAGAAGCTAACCAAGCATTTTCTGTATAGTGTTCAGCAAGTTCACCTCTACTGTCACCAACATAACTTAAAAAACAAGAGATAGGCATACCTCTTTTAGTACCTGCATT